TTTATTCTGATTCGAGGCTGTAATCTTTAAAGCGGATCACTTCCATCCCGAGCCAGTCGTTAATCTCTTTGAATCGCTCCTGCAGTGGTGACAGCTCGTTACGCACAAACACCTTTGCTACCTTCTCAACATCCCCCATTGAGCCAATATTCTCGGGCTTGCCGCCCATCAACTGGAACGGCACACGGTGCGCATCGAGCAGGTCAGCGGCGCTCACCTTTTTGATATTGAAAAAGTCATCCTTGGTGGCGACCTCACTCAACGGGACGATCTTAATCCCGTCCGGTTTTCCGTTGGGCGCGTAGAAAAACAGGTTTTTGAAATTCCCGAGTCCCTTTGAGTTGCGCATCGCATCACGCAACGATTCGACGTCCGTGCTGCTTTGCGCAGCGTCGGTCACATACATGATGTAACCCGCGTGCGCGCCATTCTGATAATACTTGCGACGAAACAGCGTGGCGGATTCATTCAGCCAGGCGGAATTAAGCGCGCTCAGGTATTCCGGCATCCCGTAAAGCTCCTGATTGATATCAGGCTCAAGCAAATGGAACACCGAGCCGGGTGCAAATTCGTGCGGCTGGGCGTAGTTCGACACGTACCAGTAAACGCCATCCTCGACACCACGGCGGGTGTATTTTGCCGGGGAGGTTTCCAGCTTCATGAGCTGGCCGGTCACGCTCATTCGCTTCTCAAGGTAGCCATTGGCAAAGACCAGATAATCGAGCACAAGGCGGCTAAAATCCTGACGTGACAGCAACGGGTGCGGGATGTAGGTGCTCGTGAGAATGTTACGTTTTACGTAAATCGGCGAGCTGTGGTGTACGGCGGCGCGCAGGCTTTTCGCCAGCCCCGAGAAATTGACCGGCGGCTCGTACCATTTCCCGTTATTAATACACTCGACATAGTCGAGGATGTCGCGGCGATCCAGAACCGGAGAGGGCTCACCAAAGGTGAACGCCTCCATTTTTTGGGGGGCGCTGGCGGTCATGGTGGCTGGTTTCTTCTGTCGTTTTTTCATCTTAGTTAATATCCAGAATTGAGGTTGAGTGCATCCCGCTCCCTGCGGAAAGCGGTTCGTTTAACAGGGCGTGCATGGTCGCCCATGCGATATCCGCGTGGCTGGCCTCTTCACTGCGGCTGGCTTCATAGGTTGAGCTGCGACCGCTGCTGGTCATGGTTTTACGGATAGCCATAAATGACTGCGTGATATCTGTCGCACCGGCGTCATATTCCAGACACCCGCGTCGAATGGTGTCTTTTGCTTTCAGCACCATCGCGGTCTTCATTTCCGGTGTGTAGCGGATGGCGCGCGCCGCCGGGAAGAATGAGCGCACGAGCTGGTAAACACCCTGGCCGATGCCGGTCGCATCGATGCCGATATAGTCGACGGTGTATTTTTCAGTGAGTGAACGAATGGCCTCGGCCTGCGCCGCAAAGTCCATGCCTTTCCACTGGTGACGCTCAAGGATGCGGAACTTGCCACCGGCAACCAGTGGCGGAGCCAGTACCGCACAGCCTGCGCTGTCGCCGGTGTGTGACGGGTCATAGCCAATCCATACCGGGCGCCAGTTAAACGGACGGTCGGCATATTGTTCAAAGTCCTCCCATTCTTCCATCGCATCGACCATGCAGCGCTGCAGCTCCTCGAACGGGAACACCGACGCCTTGTCGTCGACGAATTCGCACATAAACAGATTGCGGAAATCGTCGGCACTGTTTTCCTGTTTCAGCTGATCCAGATTGAACAGGGTGCAGCCCCCGGCGAGCGCGTCCTCGATGGTGACGATCTGCCGCCACTGCCCATCCGGGCAGAGCACGCCACCGGCGAGCGCTTTGTGGCTGATATCGATGTCGACCCGGTCGGCGGCGCTGCTGCGCCCCCGGTTAAACAGCTCGCCTGACCAGAACGGATAAGCCCCGTGCGCCAGCGTGGACGGGGTCGAAAAATAGGTGGTGCGCAGGTGCGACTGTGATGCCATACCCGAGGCCACTTTGCGCAGGCGCTGGAAATTAGGTATCCAGAAAATTTCATCGACGTACAAGTCGCCGTTGTGGCTCTGTGCGGTGTTGGAGTTGGTCCCGAGGAAAATCAGCTCTGCACCGTTGTTACCGATGACAATCGGGTCGCCTGACAGGTCGACGTCGACAAGACGCGCAAAGGCGATGATGTACTTACGGAACACATACGCCTGTGTCTTACTCGCTGACAAAAATATCTGGTTTTGTCCGGTTTTAAGGGCGCGCAGCAGTGACTCACGCGCAAAGTAGAACGTCGCGCCAATCTGACGCGATTTAAGGATGTGGCGAATGCGGTGCTCAAGCCCGGCCTTATGCCAGTTGAGCTGATACTCAAACGACTGGTCGAGGAAAATCTCTTCCAGCTTCTCGATGGCTTCATCGCTAAAGAAATTACGTTTCGGTTTTTTGCGATCGCCTTTGTTGCGGTTCGCCACGTTGGGGTTTAAATCCGCCTCGTTTCCGGTCTGGCCGTAACGATTGACGCGCGCGAGCCGTTCCATCTGGCGCGAAAGAAAATCAGCGACCTTGAAATCATATGGCGTCAGGTCAGGCTTTGCGTAGAGCTGAATCAGCCGCGCCTCTAATGTCGATTCGACACGATTAATCGGCGCGGTGTCCTCCCATCCGTCGCGCTGCTTCCAGCTCTGCACCGTCGGGCGCTTCACCTGCAGCATGTCGCAAATTTGCGGCACGGCGAACCCTTGCCAGTACAACAGGCGCGCCTGTCGTCTTGGGTCATTTAACAGTGATAAGTCGGTCGAAATGGTCATTCTCACCTCGTTTTATTGGTACGAGGCAAGGCTAAGGAAATCATCGCGTGTATTCGCTAAACCCCTGTTGTGTCAGACCTAACAGGAGCGCAAGCGGTGGCTGATGCGGGTCGGAGTCGGGAAACTAACCCCGAACCGAAAACCCAACATCAGGACACCTGAACAATGGCAAAGAAAGTTTCTAAATGGTTTCGCATCGGCGTCGAGGGTGACACCTGCGATGGCCGTGTCATCAGTGGCGATGATATTCAGGATATGGCCGACACGTTCGACCCGCGTGTCTATGGCTGTCGCATCAACCTCGAACATCTGCGCGGCATCCTGCCCGACAGCGTGCTTAAGCGTTATGGCGACGTGACCGAAGTCAAAGCGGAAATCATCAGCGATGACTCGGCGCTGAACGGCAAAAAAGCGCTGTTTGGCAAAATCGCGCCGCTCGACGAGCTGGTGAGCATGGTGAAAGCCGGGCAGAAGGTTTACACCTCGATGGAAATTCGCCCGAACTTTGCCAACAGCGGCAAATGTTACCTCGTGGGCCTCGCCGTCACCGATGACCCGGCAAGCCTCGGCACGGAATACCTCGAATTCTGCAGCCGGGCGACGCAGAACCCGCTCGCCGGTAAAAAAGCCCACCCTGACGACCTGTTTTCCGTTGCCACGCTGGCGGCGCTGGAATTTGAGGATGTTCCCGACACCGTACTCAACAGCCTGACTGACAAGGTTAAGGCGATTTTCGGCCGCAAACAGGCCACTGACGATGCACGTTTTGCTGATGTGCATGAAGCGGTGACGGAAGTCTCTGAACTGGTGCAGACAAACCTCACCGCCACCGACAGCCGCGTCACTGAGCTGGAAACCGCGTTTGCGCAGTTTAAGCAGGAAGTGACCCGCAAGGCAGACGAAAGCGCGCAGGCATTTTCCTCCCTGAAAAGCTCCCTCGATAACACCGAAAGCCAGCGCCAGCCGCGCCGCGAGAAATCCAAAGGCGGGACGGGCGACGAGCTGCTGACTAACTGCTGATACCGCGCCGGGCTCGCTGCCCGGCCTGATGCCCCATTTTTAGAAAACAGGAATAACAATGCGTAAAGAAACCCGCTTTAAATTTAATGCTTACCTGACCCGCGTCGCGGAGCTGAACGGCGTCGAAACCGACGACGTGGCGAAGAAATTCACCGTCGAGCCATCCGTGACGCAGACGCTGATGAATACCCTGCAGCTGTCATCCGCGTTTCTGACCAAAATCAACATCGTGCCGGTCGATGAGCTGAAAGGCGAAAAGGTCGGTGTGGGAGTTAACGGTACCATTGCAAGCACCGCTGATACCGCCGGGGATGATGAGCGTAAGACCGCTGATTTTACGGCGCTTGAATCCAACAAATACGAATGTGCGCAAATCAACTTTGATTTCCATATCCGTTACAAACAGCTCGATCTGTGGGCGCGATTCCAGGACTTCCAGACCCGTATCCGTGACGCGATTATCAAGCGCCAGTCGCTCGACTTCATCATGGCCGGTTTCAACGGTATCGAGCGCGCGGAAACCTCCAACCGCAAAAACAATCCGATGCTGCAGGATGTCGCGGTGGGCTGGCTGCAGAAATACCGAAACGAAGCACCGGCGCGCGTGATGTCAAAAATCACCGACGCAGACGGAAAGGTCATTTCTGATGTGATCCGCGTGGGGGAGAACGGTGACTATCAAAACCTCGACGCGCTGGTGATGGATGCCACGACCAACCTGATTGACGAGATTTATCAGGATGACCCGGAGCTCGTCGTCATCACCGGTCGCAAGCTGCTGGCTGACAAATATTTCCCGATCGTCAACAAGACGCAGGAAAACAGCGAGGCGCTGGCCGCTGACATCATCATCAGCCAGAAACGTATCGGCAACCTGCCTGCCGTGCGCGTGCCGTACTTCCCGGCAAATGCCCTGATGGTGACGCGCCTCGATAACCTGTCTATTTACTTCATGGATGACGCGCACCGCCGCGCCATCATCGAGGAGCCGAAGAAAGACCGCATCGAAAACTACGAATCAATGAATGTTGATTACGTGGTCGAAGCGTATGCCGCCGGTTGTCTGATTGAAAACATCACCCTCGGCAAATTCGCTGCACCTGAAGACGATAACGGCGGAGAGTAAACCATGACGAGCCCCGCAGCGCTTCACATGATGCGGGTCTCGGCCTCTGAAACCGCGCGGCGGGCTGCTGCTCCGCTGCGCAATGCAACTGCCTATGAGCAGATGCTCGTTAAGCTGGCCGCAGACTCTCGCACGTTAAAACAAATCCGATCCAAAGAGCGCAAGGCAGA